AGTGGATGTTGGTGTTGCTTTCTCTAGCCACCACGTCTTACTTCATCATGTCATTTTTGCATGTGTCCGTTGGTAAACAAGGAACTACTGTCTCTACTTCTTCTGATTCTATGGTTCGTGATCCAAGGAAAGTTGGGAGTTGGTGGGATAATCCATTTTCTTCTGCCTTGGGTTCCCTTTCTAATCATAGCAAATCAGCTCCCATAGCGTCTGAGAATGCTGCCCAGATTGCTAAGAAGATTTCGAAGAATGTGCTCATTATTGCTGTGACTCATGAAAATAAAACTTCTCGCGCTCATTGTCTTGCCGTCAATGGCGAATTCGCTGTTGTCAATAGACATATTCTTTATTGTGATGGATTGCTTGGTTCTTTAATCACTTTCTATACCGCACATACTGATACTGATTGCCCCCTGATTAAGTTAGGGGAAACTGTGTTAGAAAAGGATATTGTCATGGACATTGCAGATGATTTGGTTTTGGTGAAGACGACTTGTCGCCTTAACAGATCCAAGATCATAGACTTCTTCCCTGATGATGGTTACAATTCGACAAGTTCAGCTTATCGTTATGGTTTCGCTTCTGATTTCGGTTTTGCGCCTGATAGTCTCGTTTCACGTACTAGTGTGTATATCCCAACTATACAGCGATTTGATTCCATTCATGCTGCTGGCGTTGATGGCTTTAATGTCGTTGGACCAGTTTGGGTGTCTCGCAGTAGCACTGTCCCGGGATCTTCTGGAACATGTGGTTCTCCTTACGTTGCTATCAGTGAGCGTGGGACTATTATTTGTGGATTGCACATAGCTGGTGGTATTTCCAAGACCGCCGACGTGTGTATGCCTATAATTCGCTCCCGCTTGCGTGATGGTATCTCTCATTTGTCAATGAACACTTCCATTGTTTTTCAGAATTTTGACACGGATGACGTTAACATTGTTACTGATGTGCCCGGTTCTGACAAGCAGATTGTTGTTAAGGATCTCCATTCATGTTCTGTGTTTCGAGGTTGTGACACTGGTTACATTATGCCACTTGGTTCCAGTTCGTATTTGTCCCAGGCTCGAAAGAGTAAGGTCGTCGCCCATCTAAGCGTTGACTTCTCGAAAGAGCATGGTGTTGTTTGTGACAAGCAGGCGCCCATTTTTGGCCGTGGTCCTTGGACAGTTGCGCTTCAAGAGTTTGATAAGGCGAGATGCCTCTTTTCTCAATCTCTTATGACTCGCTGTGCAAATCATTTTCTCAAGACTGTTTTATCAAAATTGCAGACTGCAGATCACGATTGGCGCAACGTTCTTGGTTCCCTCTCTTTGGATGAAGTTGCCAACGGTGTAGATGACATGTCCTATGTGGATCATATCAATTACCATACTAGTATGGGTTTCCCTTGGTATTGTCCTAAGGATAAGTTTTTCTCCAAAGGCGTTGTTCCTGATTTTATG